AAATTTATTGCAAAACTTTTACAAAAAGATACCTTCGGCCTCGGTGAATTCGCCGAGAGAGGAATGCCGTATGAAACGCCTTCGCCCCTGCCTGGATGACATATATTTCAAACATAGGATGGAATACGAAATAGAAATGGCGTGTTTAAGTGCGGAATCTGAGAGGATACTACGCAGGCTTGTCGTATTGTCGGCCACGTTACGTGTCTGGACATACTCCGAACCGACCGATGGTGGAATAGGATTTGACGAGCAATCTTTGATACGAATTTGCAGAACAACAAAACACCTATGGGGAAAGCATAGCGCGGCGGCTTTGGCATTTTTTGAGTTAAAAAACGGAAAATACTACCTTTCTCACGATTGGGTTAAGATCGTTGGAGGTAATAAATGAGCCAATGGATTCGCTTGTGGGATGATATGCCGACCGATCCTAAATGGCGGCTCGTGGCGCGTCGCAGCAAGCGATCCGTCCATGAGGTCATCGCGGTCTTTATTTTCATGCTGAATACTGCCTCGGATTGGTCTCATCGCGGACATCTCGAAAATTGGAATGACGAAGTTGTTGGCGCGGCTCTCGATTTGGATGGCGATGCTGTCGAGGCGATCAGGCTCGCGATGCAGGGTCTTGTCTTAGACGGCGATAAGATTTCTGGCTGGGAGAAGCGCCAACCGAAACGCGAAGACTCGTCAACGGAACGCGTTAAGGCGTTTCGGGAACGCAAAGAGGCTGAAAGGAAACAATCTGTAACGCTAGAGAGCGCTTCTGAAACAGTTTGTAACGCACATGAAACGCACGGAAACGCCCCAGAAGAGAAGAGAGAAGATAAGATAGATAATCCTTCATCAGTCCTCCCTAAGACCCGCGCGCCGGATCGACCGACCGACGATGAGATTTTTCGAAAACTGAATTCCGCCGCCGCCGGGAATGTCGCTGAAACAGCTTTCATCAGGCCTATTCTCGATTTGATCGCAATGGGTTGTGACTTCGAAACCCATATTTTGCCAGCTGTTTCGGCGAGCGTTCCGAAGCTCAAAACTCCTTTGAAAAGCTGGGGCTCGGGCTGGTTGAGAGATGAAATTATCGCCAGGGCCAAGACGATCCCGAAGGCGAAACCTCCGGACCCACCGCCGGAAATGGTTGCGTTTCTGAACGGGCAAAAACACCCGAAATGGCTGGTTTTGAAGTGCATCGAAGCTTGGAACAAAGGCGAATCATGGGGCATTTACGGCGAACGACCGCCTTACGGTCACGGATGCCAACTGCCCCCTGAATACCTCGAAAAATGCTCGAGGCCAGAGGATTTCCTCGCGATTGGTCGTCGCGACGTCGAGGAGACGGCATGACGAAACGCCGCTTCTTTGGCCCGGTGAAGGTCGAAACCCGCCGCAACCGCTCCCGGAAGCGCGAGCCGCGCACGTCGCCGCAACCGATCATCGTGGCCGATAGAACAATGTTCAAGCCGGCGCCGGTTCGCCAAAACGAAGTGCAAGCACCCCCATGTGCTGACGGCGATAAAAACGCGCCCACGGCCTCGCCGCGCCCCGGAGCCTTGGCCGACGAGTTCGCCCAGATCTTCCGGAATGGCCGCGTCCCGAGATGGCTCTGGTCGCCAGCATCCGCGTAACCCCGCCGCGTGAACGCCCAAACCGCAACAAGGATTGATCGATGATGGCCACGGAAAGCAACTCGAAATCTGGTCGATACGCCCCGGTCAGCGGATTGGCGAGCATCGATCTTCCGCGGGAAGGCAGGCGCGCCGGCGGCAAGATCGAGGTGGTTCACGGCGTCGCGCCGGACCCGTATTTCGCGAGCGACGGCGAGGAGCGCGGCCGCGGCAAGGCGAAGGTGACGCGCCAGCGCCAGCAGCGGGTTGCGATCAACCGGAAGTCGGACGCGCTCGAACTGGAGTTGAGCTATCGCAGGATTTCACAAGCCGCCTATGACGCGGGGCGGAAATATCAGCGCGTCGTCGAAGCGGCGCATCAAGGCCTGGGCGGCTCAAGTTTCGAACAATCCAGCGGCGGTGGCGATCATGACGCTTCAATCGCCGGAAAACTGGACCGTGCCGCCGTTCTCGTGGCATGGAACTTCAGCATCCGAGCCAACGTCGGGCAATGGTGCGCGCTCGTTATCGATCTCGCCCTTGATGATCGCTTGTCGCTCGATGAAATCTCCAAGCGATGCGGATATCGGAGCCGTTGGGGGAGAGCCAAGGTCGGGCAGGCGTTCCGCGACGCGCTGGAGCAAATCGCCATTGAATGGGAACGCAAGGGATTCCCAGAAGCTTGACAACAGTCCCAAACCATGCTCCAAAAGAGCAACGTCGCTTCGCGCGCCCAGATCGGGCCGAAGCCGCAAAAATCCCAAAAATTCAGAGTTTCGCCCGCGAGGGCGTCGAGTTCGCCGAGCGCCGCAATGGACGTGAGCGGATGGCCAACGCCACGCAATCCACGACAGTCTCGGCGATCATCCATTCCGCCAGCGCCCTTGTGGGCTAGACGACGGGGCCGCAACGCGATCCGACCCCTATCGTGACTGGCGGAAGCGCCATAGGAGCGCCGATAATGAGCGACGAAGGCAATGGCTGTTCTCGGTAACGCCAAGCACGAACTTTTCGCGCAACACGTCGCGTTAGGCACCGGACTTGAGGCCGCCTATATCAAGTCAGGATATGCCCCTAGCGCGAAAAATGCCGCGCGTCTGAGGAAAAATGAGGGGATTTCGATCCGAATTGAGGAGCTTTTGAGGGTGGCCGCCGAAAAGGTTGGGGCCTCGCTTGAGAGAACCTTGGAGGAAATGGTTCGTCTGGCCTATTCCGATATTGGTCTCGCCGTCGATTGGACGGGGGCCATGGTTACACTCAAGGATTCGTCCGCGCTGCCGCCGGAAGTCCGCGCCGCTGTTTCCGAGGTCAAACAGACAAAGGACGGGGTGGCGATCAAATTCCACTCGAAGACGGCCGCGCTTGAAATGCTGGCGCGCTATTTCGGCATGTCGAAAGAGAAGCTGGAAATCACCGGCGCGAACGGCGGGGCGATTCAAGTCCGGCGCATCGAGCGTGTGATCGTCGACCCGAATCCGAAGCGATAAGGCGTGACAGCGCTTCAAATTCAAACGGCGCGGGTCTTTCTGCCGTTATTGCAGCCCAGCCGCTATAAGGGCGCGTTCGGAGGTCGGGGTTCCGGGAAGTCACAATTCTTCGCCGAGTCTCTAATCGAGCGGTGCATGCTGGCGCCGACGCGCGCCGTCTGCATCCGCGAGGTGCAAAAGTCGCTTGAGCAGTCGGTAAAACGGCTGCTGGAGGATAAAATTCAGGCGCTTGGCGTCGGATCGTATTTCCGCGTCCTTGAAAACAAGATTGAATGCCCAGGCGATGGGCTGATCATCTTCCAAGGCATGCAGAATCATACGGCGGATTCGATCAAGTCGCTTGAGGGGTATGACGTCGGGTGGGTGGAAGAAGCGCAATCGCAGTCGCAGCGGTCGCTTGACCTACTTCGTCCGACGATCCGCAAGCCCGGCTCGGAATTGTGGTTCTCATGGAACCCGGACAGCCCGAAAGACCCGGTTGACGCGCTGTTGCGGGGCGAGAGCCTGCCGACGAATGCTATCGTCGTCGAGGCGAATTGGCGTGATAATCCTTGGTTCCCAGATGTTCTAAGGGAAGAAAAGGACTGGGATCAATCACGCGATCCAGACAAATACGCGCATATTTGGCTTGGCGGCTATCAGCGCAACAGCGAGGCGCGGGTATTCCGCAACTGGCGCGTTGAAGAGTTCGATACGCCGGATACCGCGCGGTTATTCTTCGGCGCGGATTGGGGGTTCAGCGTCGACCCGACCGTTCTCGTGCGCTGTTTCGTTGAAGGCCGGCGGCTCTACGTCGACCAAGAGGTATATAAAGTCGGGTGCGAGATTGATGATACGCCTGCGCTGTTCGCTGGGGATGACACCCGGCGCCCGGCGCATTGGGAGAACCGCCGAAGCTATAGTGGGATCGAGGGCGCGACACGCTGGCGGATCACCGCCGATAACGCGCGGCCTGAAACGATCAGCTATATGCAAAAGCGCGGGTTCAACATCACCCCCGCGATCAAGGGAAAGGGCTCGGTAGAGGATGGGATCGAGTTCCTGAAGAGCTTCGATATCATCGTTCACCCGCGCTGCAAGCACCTGATCGACGAACTATCGCTCTATTCGTTTAAGGTCGACGACAAGACCGGGGAAGTTCTGCCAGTGCTTGAAGACAAAGACAACCATGTCGTCGATTCGCTGCGCTATGCGATCGAGGCGGAGCGGCGTGCAAAGGTTCGCGTCGATTCAGACTTCGCCAAACAATTCGCCGCATTGACGCGCGCGCGCTGATGTCACGTCGCCCGGCGCGCCAAGTGTCGCCACAGCCAAAAGCCGAGGCGCAAAAGAAGCCCACCGCCGCCCAACTCGCGAGGTTCTACGCCGAAGCGGCCGCGCTGATGAAGGCGGCCGGCGAACGCAAGCGCGAAGTCCTGCCGCACCGCATCATGTCGCCGGCCAATCTGCCGGAAATGCCGCCCGCGCTCAAAAAGGCGGTTGGCGGGGCCGGCATGGCGCAGGACAGCGCGCTATCCGAGACATACGCATGGGCGCGCCGGGTTGAATGGGGCGGCTACGGCTTCATGGGCTATCCGCTGTTGAGCGAATTGGCCCAAATCACCGAGTTTCGCCGGCCGAGTGAAATTCTCGCCAATGAGATGACCCGCAAATGGGGTAAGTTCGTCTCGACGAGCGAAGACGCTGACAAGAGCGATAAGATCAAGGCGCTGCACGACGGGTTCGACGAATTCAACGTGCAAGAGCTGTTCCGCAAGGCGTTCGAAAAGGACAATTTCTTCGGACGCTCGCATATCTATATCGACGCGAAGACCGTCGATGAGGATAAGCGCGCGGACGACGACAAGCCACTTGCGCTCGGCGCCAACCTTGGCAAGGGCGACCTGCGCGGGCTTCGGCTTGTCGAGCCGATATGGACCTATCCGAACGAATACAATTCGACCGATCCCCGCCGCGCCGATTTCTATGAGCCGCAGTCGTGGTTCGTTCAGGGCGCCAAGGTCCATTCGTCGCGGTTGCTGACCTTCTGCTCGCGGCCCGTGCCGGATGTGCTAAAGCCATCCTATATGTTCGGTGGCGTTCCGCTGACGCAATTGCTCTGGCCGTATGTCGAGAACTGGCTGCGCACGCGCGACAGCGTGAGCGATTTGATCCACGCATTCTCGGTCATGGTGCTGTTGACCGATGGCGCGCAATATTTACAGCCTGGCGGCGCCGCGGCGCTGGTCGAGCGGCTGAACCTGTTCAACATGGCCCGCGACAACCTCGGGATATTCGTCGCGGGCAAGGATACCGAGGATTTCAAGAACGTCTCGGCGTCAGTTTCCGGGCTTGACGCCTTGCTAGCGGCCTCGGTCGAGCAGATGGCCTATCCGTCCGGTATTCCGCTGGTCAAGCTGCTCGGCGTCACGCCGTCCGGGCTCAACGCTTCCAGCGATGGCGAGATCAGGGTGTTCTACGATAGCATCGTAGCGAGCCAAGAACGCATCGGAACGCCGGGCGTTCGCCGGATAGGCGACGTGATGCAGACTCATCTGTTCGGCGAGGTCGATCCCGATATCACCTGGCAGTGGAACCCGCTGTGGGAGATGTCGGAGAAGGAAGCGGCCGAAGTGCGCAAGATCAACGCCGAGACCGCCCAGATCGAGATCGACAGCGGCGTGCTTGACCCGCACGAAGAGCGCCAGCGCATCGCGAACGCCGAGGACACATTGTATCCCGGCCTCGACATTGACGAAATGCCGGACCGCGAGGAAGTCGAAGGCGAGGTTTTGAGCGTCAAAGGGCGCCCGCTTGACGAGGAAGGCGACGGGGATAGTCTAGGCGGCCTGAATTGGCGGGAGGCAGGCGCTCATGGTGAAGGCGACGTTGATGGAACTGCTCGGGCTCGGCGGCGGGAAGCCGCTGAGTTAATGCGAACTAAACGAAGCGTTCAACCCGCTTGACCATGACGACACGCCGCCCGCTCCGCAGGAACAAGAGCGAAAAAATCCTGCGCCCGATCCGCGCGAATGCGGGCCTGGAACTCGCCTATCGCCGCAAGATTGAAGCGCTGATCGAAGAGATGGGCGCGAGCATCGAGTATTGGCTCTCCGCTGAATACCGCGCCAATCCGCCGGCTCTCGCGCAAGACGAACTCTCGGCTAATGCGCTGAAAGCCGCGATGCGGCGCCTCGCCAGACGCTGGCTCGCCAAATTCGACGAAGCGGCTGAAAAGCTCGGTGAATGGTTCGCGCAATCCGTGGCGACGCGCTCCGACGCGGCGCTGAAGAAGATTTTGAAGGACGCCGGCCTCACGGTCGAATGGAAAATGACGAGGGCGCAGCGCGATGTGCTGAACGCCACGGTCAATGAGAATGTCGCGCTGATCAAATCGATTCCGTCCCAATATCTGACGAGAGTCGAGGGGATGGTGACGCGCTCGGTTCAAACTGGGCGCGACCTTGGGCAACTCGCCAAGGATTTGCGGGAGCAGCTTGGCGTCACCAAGCGCCGAGCTGCATTCATTTCGCGTGATCAGAATAACAAGGCCACGGCGGCGCTAACCCGCGCGCGTCAAATAGAGATCGGCGTCGACGAAGCCATCTGGGTTCACAGCGGCGCCGGCAAGCACCCACGCCCTTCGCATGCGAAGGCGGGGCGCGACAAGGAACGCTACAACGTCGCCGAAGGTTGGCTAGACCCCGCGATTGACAAGCGGATATGGCCGGGAACGGAGATCAACTGCCGCTGCGTTGGGCGTCCTGTGATTAGAGGATTCGGCTAAACATCATGCCATCGATGCACGGTTCAAACCGTGCCGCTATCTCCCATGACATTGAGGAGATGCGGCGCGCAGGCCATCCGCGTGCGCAAGCCGTCGCCACGTCATATCGCGAGGCCGGCGAGGATGAATGCTGGCGCGACCGGTTCGTCGCCGCCGTGGACCTCGCCTATGGCGAGGATGACAAGGATGATTTTTACGACCGGCTGATGCTGGCGTTGTTCGAGACGCAGGCGGATGACGAACTTGCGACCGCGCCGAATGGCGGCGTTGCGGTTGGCGTGAAGCAGGCGCATGACGCGCTGGCCTTCGACCGCGCGAGCGTGCGCACCTTTGACGACAACGGCCACCTTCGCGTCGAGCGCACGCCGATCAGCAAGGCGGTGGTCTCCGAATATCTCGGGTCGGAAATCCCCGGATTCAAGGAACTCGGGATTGACCCCGCCAAGATTTACAAACTCTACCGCCATCCCGACGAACTCGCCAAGGGCGCCAAGAGCTTTGTCGGCAAGCCGATCCTGCTCGAACATAAGCCGGTATCCGCGGACGAACACCCGCGCGAATTAACCGTGGGATCGATCGGCGAGCCTGTCGAAATGGACGGCGACACGCTTTATGCGCCGCTCAATATCTGGGACGCGGAAGCGATCAAAGGCATCGAAAGCGAGCGGCAAAAGAGCCTGAGTTGCGGCTATCGCTATCAGCCTGAAATGACGCCGGGTCGCTCCCCAGAGGGCGAGCCGTATGACGGCATCATGCGGGCGATCGACGCCAATCATTTGGCTCTTGTGACAGAGCCGAGAGTCCCCGGAGCTGTGGTTGCTGACAGCGCCGAGAACCTGAACCCCAGCAACGCACAAGGGCAAAACATGAAGACGAAACCGCTCTCGCAAAAGGCGGCGCTGGCGCAGGGAGCGGTATTCGCCTTTCTGCGCCCGATGCTGGCCCAAGACGCCAAGATTGATCTGAAGCCGATCTTCGCCGACATCACCGCCAAGAACTTCAGCGCCCGCAAGGGCAAGCTCGCTCACGACATCAAGAAGGCCGTCGGCGGCAAGCTCGCGCAGGACGCCTCGATTGACGGACTCGCCAAGCTGCTCGACTCGGTGGGCGAAGAGAAAGCGGTCGATGAGGATGCGCCGATCGCAACGGCTCCGAAGATCGGCGATGAGGGCATGGAAGATGTGCCGGTGATCGACGCCGGGCCGCCCGGCGCGAAGATTAAGGAGTTCCTCGCCGGCAAGTTGTCGGACGAGGACATGGCGAAGCTCGACGAGCTTTTGCAGATGATCGGCAACGCGGGGGCGGAGCATGAAGCCGCCGAATCCGCCGGCGCCGACGAGGAAGGCCCCGAGGGCGAAGAGACGCCGGAGGAGAAGGAAACGGAGAAGAAGGACATGGTGACGAAGGGCGCGATGGACGCCGCGGTAAAAGCGGCGACGCGCGCCGCCTCAGTCGACGCGGAGAAGAATGTGATGGCCCGCTTGCAGGGCATTCGCGAGGCTGAGCGCGCCGTGCGCCCGCTCCTCGGCGATGTGTCGCTTGGCCTCGATAGCGCTTCGGCTATCTACGCCGCCGCTCTCAAGGCCGAGGGCGTCAAGGTCGACGGCGTTGATCCGAGCGCCTACCCGGCGCTGGTCTCCATGGCCATCGACAAGAAGTCGGCTATCGCCAAATCCGCTCATCGTCACGACGCGCCCGCGCAAGCGATGGACGCCGCGGCTATCGACAGCTTCGGCAAGATGTTTCCCGACGCTATGCGCATCGAAATCTAAGGGGCCTGACACATGCCTTTCCAGAATCAAGCCTACACGACGCTTTCGCCCGGAGTTGAAGGCGATTTCGCGTCATCCAATCCGCGCGCGACCGTCCTCGCCGGCCCCGGCGGCCTCGTCGCCGGCCCCTCCGGCGTTTATATCGGGCGCTTCGCCTGGCTCTCGCCCGAATACCTCGACGCCGACAACGCGCCGACGGTCCTGAACAGCTACGGCTCCGGCCCGGTGACTGGCTTCGTCGGACGACGCGGCCAGGGGCTGATCACGACCTATCTTGCCGACAACGGCCTTCTAATCCCGCAGGGGTTACAGGTCGCGGCCTATAGCGAAGGCGACTTCTGGGTTCGTAACAGCGGCTCGGGGCAGGCTTTGGTTGGACAGGTCTGCTATGCGGCGCTGGCCTCCGGTCTGGCGAGCTTCGCCACCGGCTCC